TGCAAGCTCACGGGCGCGATTTGCGCCACGAGCAAGCATTCCTGCATGGCTAGGGTCTGCAAATTCGGCTGCAAACCCAAGCTTGCTGCCAAAAACAGGGTTCCCCGTTATTTTTGTGGCCTCTTCATCAAGTATTTTGGCCGCCCCTGTGACCGGAGAGAATGGGATTCCAATCGTATAAATTCCCTGCCACCCCAAGGATGACAATGCAGCCGGGTATTGGCCGGTTTTAAGCTGCTCAACCGACTGTGCGCCCGATTCGCGGGCCAATCTCGCAGCATCTTGCGCGGCCTCATATGTTTGATGGCCGTAACGCTCCATTCCGGCGCGGATCGGCTCGCCAACAGCGCCCGCTGTGCGGCCAATAACGTCCATAGCGCGGTCATAGAGGCCCGGTTGCGCCGTATTTTGCGCCGGAGGCATGGCAATACCGCCCATCGGATCGACCACGGGCTGCTCTGCGGCCTGCCGATCACGCTCTTCCTTGGCGATTCGCAGCGCATCAATCATGGCTTGGTCGCTGTTAGGCTCGTATTGCCCTTCAACTTCCCCGCCAGAAGCACGCTCTTGGCGCTGACCTGACCGCTTGCGGCTATCAAGGATGCTCGCAACCATGTCCCGCAGCGATTGGCGCGGCATTTCAGCCGGAACGCCGCCATCCTGCATGACCTGACGGCCAACCTTGGGCATGTAAACGGTTGGGAACTCGTCCTGAAGCAGCTTCAAAGCCTTTTGCACGCCGCCGCCGCGAGCGTATTTTTCCTTCACCTTCACAAGATTGTGGTCAAAGACAACGTAATTGCGAGAGCCTTCGCCCTTTCCGCGCGACCCTTGATCAAAATACTTAACCCCCTTGATGCCAAGGTCATGAAGTTGTTTTGAATTTTCTGCTGCGCTGCCAAGCAATCTATTCAAAATAGATTGCCCTGTTGGCTCAACCAATTCGCCTTTAACAACGTCATTGCCAAAAAGACGATTAGCTTTTGGATGTTGGGCTAATGCATCTTGCACATGTTGGCTTTGCTTGCTCAATGGCGCGTCCCAATCAAGGAAATGATCGGGGTGTGCATTGATGCTCACCTGAAACAACCGGCCTGCGCGTGTGAACTTGGGCGCAACTTCTTTTTCAACCCAAGCCATGGTGTCAGGCGTAATCTGACCCGCTTCCGCCGCTTCACGAAGGCCGGGGATGTCGCCGTGCTGCATAAGCAGTTCAAGCGCACTCATCTTGTCGTATTCAGGCTCTGCCGCTTTGGGCGACATGCGGGAGGCGCGGTTTTCGATGTCTTGATAGACATTGTAAACGTCACGGCCACCGATCTTCAGGTCTTGCGGTATTCCTTCACGAGCAGTCAGCGTGTCACGATACCCACGCGCCACATCCGGGCTTTCAGCGAAATACAGCCCATGGCCGTAAGCTTGCGCTCCCTCGCCAGTGCCGATCTTGCTGATATCGAACTCATCAAAGTCATGCGGCGTGCCGTGATAGGCAGTGATGCCGTCATCAATCTGACCGCCTTCGGCCTTATTAGGTGCTGACTTGTGGCCGATGATGATGTTCCCCTTGCGCTCAACATGGGGGAACACTTCCTTCACTTCATCAACATATCCAACTGCGGGGCGATTGTTCTGCCATCCTTTGGATGTCACGGCCCCGTCACCCGAACGGTCGCCTTCATAAATGCCAAAATATGCCTTGCCATCATCCCGCGTTAACTGATGCGCCCGCTTGATAGCGCCAATACGATGCTCCCGCTCCGGGATGACATTAAGAACATTCGCGACAGTCGCAGTATGCGCCGGGTTCTTGTTGAAGTGTTCGATAACGGCATCGTTGTGCTCTTGCGAGCGGTTGAATGGGTCGAAGACATGGCTTTCAATGCCACGTTCTTTGGCAAGGTATTCCGTACCAAGATCGTATGCGCCACCGCCGATATCGACGTTGGTTTGGCCCGGAACCGCTTCAAACACAGGGCTTTTGTGCAAAGCCGGGATTTGGCGCAGCGATGTTTTTTCTGATGTCACGCTTTGCGGAGGAAGATCATCCACTTCGCCGCCATCTGCCTTAGTGATGTCAGGGTCATTCGGATCGTATGTACCTTGGTTGCCCGTGGCAGATTTAAGTTGCGATGGGTTGTAAACAGCCAAGTTTTTTTCACCTGTTTCATTTACATAAAATGAATCATGGCCCATCGCCTTAATTGCAGATTGGATTGGGTCGCTTTCAATAGCATCCCAACTTCCACGGCGCACTTGATCCATGAAATCCATCAACCGTGGGTCATGGATTAAATCAGGCCCAATCTCCTCAATAAGAGCGTTAATATGTTTCCTATTTTGATAATCAAATGGATTTTCTGCCCGCACATGAACAGGCATTACATTTGAATTATTTTCTGACCCATCCCTTGGAACAAATATTTTATTTTGTTCATCCCAATCATGCCCATGATGACCTTGGTTTGCAAATTCATTTGCAAAATTTGGCGTTTTGGTAACAAAAATAGCGTTGGCGCGACCGGGTTTAAATTGTTGAAAATCTTTTGAAGTTCCATGATACCAACGCGCCTCTTTGATCTCCTTCGGGGTCTTCCCATGGAAATCTTTCAGGTTCTTGGCGCGGTCCTTAGAATCGTGCGGGATATAATCAGACATTACCTGTCCCCGTAGAAAAACACCGGTTGGCCCATCTCTTCAGAGCGGATATGGAAACCCGGAATCTTGCGAGCAGGGTGCATTTTATCAGCTTTTCCGCCACGAGCCATGCCCATAACACCACCGCCATCGCCTGCCGGTGAACCGGACGAAGACGAACCCGCATTTTCAGATGAAGCTCCCGGCGCACTATCGCCAAGGCCGCCTGCGGTTCCGTCTCCACCACCGCCGCCGCCGTCAGGGCCGGTTTGGGCCGCTGCCATCATGGCTGCCTGCGCCAATGGCATCCCACCTGCCACGTTGCCGATCATGGCATTGTTTGGCGTCATGTCGGACTTGGCGTCACCGCCTGCCTTGCCAAGCAACTGATCGTAATAGGTCGGCCCTCCGACAGCGCGAGCGAGGCGGAGGGCGTTATGGATCAGTGCTTTAGGGTCGGTCATTCGGGTTTCTCAGGCTTCGGCATCATGCCTTGATCTTTGAGTGTCGGCTCAATCAGAGGCAGGACAATCGGTGCGCTATAGGGGTGGACGGCAAGGTTCTGCGCCAAATCCACCATCTGCATCCGCTCTTTGTGCTGACGGTCTTTGATCTTGTTCTCAAGCTCATCAACGTCGATTTCGACGCCTGCCTTGAGACGTTCAGCATCAATCAGCAACTTGGCTTCCGCCACTTCGCGGTCTGTGGATGCCTTCATCATGGCAACTTGAGCAAGAGCCGCCTTATGCTGCGCATCAGACTGCGCCCGCGTCATGTCGGCTTCAACCTTCTGCTTCTCAAGCTCAAGGCGAGCCATGGCTTCCTGAAGTTGCGGCGGAGGCTGCTTCTGAACTTCTTCAGGCATGAAGAACTGCTCAGGATTGCTCCAACCAATGGTCTGAAGCGCAACTGTATCGACCTTCTGCGGGTCGTACATGCCGGGGCTAGAGGCCGCCAACTGCTTCAGCGCCATCACCTTCATGATGCGCTGTGTCTGCGAGGCGGTGTTCGGGTCTGCCTGCGGGACAAGCTCGCAATCGTTGAGCGCCTGAATGAGCGTCTGCTCGTTCCACTTAACGGTCGGCTTCTTGTTCCGCTCCCAAAATGATTCGGGATGCTCCCGGAAGCACCTGACCAAGAGCGCAAACTCTTCAGCCTGCGCCGAATGCAGCCGCTTATGCACCGCGTTCAGAACCTTCGTTGCCTGATCAATCATGGCAAGGGTGGTTCCCACCGGAGCGTCCTGCTTGCCTTCGCCCACCGCAGCCTCAGCCGTGCCGCCAATGCGAGCGCCGGTTTCAGCCATGTTGGTCACGAGGTTCATCAAGGCCGGTCCCGGCTCCTTGTACGGAAGCGGCATAATGGCTTGGTTGAGCGGCATACCGCCGGTCTTCACCAAAGCGCCGCCGCCCGGAGGAACGCGGAAGATGTTCGTGTTCTGCCGTGCGCCCGTGTCGGCCATGAGGAAGCCGGGAAAGTTGGCAAACATGCCTGCATCAAGCATCTCGCGCCACGCTGCCGTGATGGCATTCGTGGTGTTGCCCAAGATGTGCAACAGGCCGATGTCGTAGAAACCCATGCCGGGAACGAACGAGTATTTCACGAAATTCGTGCGGGATGTCGGAAGCTCTTCGTCCACTTCGTCATAGTTGCGCACGATGGACAGGATTTGCTTGGAAGAGGTGTCGATTGTCACCCGATACGGGATTTCCAATCCTGTGACCTTGCCCTTCCACTTATGTTCATAGCCGGGGATGTCGAGTTCGCAATAGCACTCGTAAATCTCGCGGTCGCGGTCATCCGGCTTCATAGCGTCAGGCGTGATGCCTTGCTGCTCTGCCTTCTGTTGCTGCACCGCATCCGGGTCTTTCATGTGCGGTGTGCCAAGGTCGATGTCGCGATAGACGCCAAGGATTTGCAGGCGCTTCACGGTCGATGGGCGCATATAGACGCGATGCGTCACGCGCTTGGCATTGCTGAGGTCTGTCGCGGCATTGTTC